TTCGTAATGAAGATCCGTTGAAAGAACCGTTCTTAAGAGCGCCATCGGGAGATCTACTAACAGTAAGTAGTCAGAAACCGTGGCTCATTACAGACTGGTTTGATGTTAGAAGAAATTTAGATGCGGGGCACAGGGTTGCTACAAAGTTAGTAAAACCCGTAATTGGTGATAGCGTAAGCAGATCTGGTGATACAGTTACTATTACATTTTCAGAGGATCATGATATCACTGAAGGTGTTTTTGCAGGTGAAGAGTTTGATTCAGAACCGTTTGGTTACCTAAGTTCATTTGATCAGAATAGAAAAATAAGTATCAGCGGAATTGAAGGTGGTTCACCCGATGTAAATGGAAAAGTTATAACAACTACCACTGCAAAATCATTAAGTAACACTGATATTATTTTTCCATCTTTCACATTTGATTCGAGAGATTGGTTCATCTCAGGGACTATTAATGGTAAAAATAGTTATGTGAGTTATGGCACCAGTGAAAATACCAGTGTTAGTAAGAAGTGGACACTTAGTTGGGATGCTGATTTCTATAGCAATGATGATCAAAAAGCGTGGCGGATGTCACAAACTGGAAGCGGTGCAAAGAGTGGATTCGGGGGTTCGGGTGTGTCGAGACTTCAGCCTTTGGGCCCTTGGTATGATGATGTTTATAGTACAGATGATGTTGCAACACCAGATCTTGTCACAAATTGGAGAGGCCGAGCCCTCAGAGACCCAAATATTCCACCACTCGACGAAGTAGTAGTCTTCGGTGCTGGGACAGAAGATGTGAATGGAACGTATGTTAGAACAGGTACCACGAGTTCAGGTGGACCATCATATACAAAGCCAGGTACCAATGGTGGTGCACCAACTTATCTATGGGCTGACTTTTCTGGTGCATATCTTCCTAGGCGGCCATATTTCTGGAAAATTTCATTTGATAAAGCAAATAATCAATCTGCTGTGATTCTTTATGATGGATATGGTTATGCTGATGAACTACCTTCACCCGATTCATGGATATTAAGACAAACCTATGATGAAATTACATTAATTCCAGAAGTAGCAGCGTGTACTGCATTCGTCCCTGATGATGACACTCTTGGATCAGCGTGGCAGTCAGTTGGTTTCGATGATAGCGCATGGCCCCCTGGTTCTACTGGTGTTGGATACGACTATGGTTCGCTAATAAATCTCGATGTAGAAGCAGAGATGTTGGGGTTGGCCACATCGATCTACGTGCGTGTACCTTTTACTGTTAATAACATTAGTGATATTACTTCGCTGTTGCTACGCATGAGAGTTGACGACGGCTTTGTTGCATATGTGAATGGTGTTAGAGTTGCGTCGAGGAAAGCTCCTTCGACATTAGATTATAACTCTAGCGCGACTACGTTTAACGAGGACGCCGAGGCAGTTGTGTTTGAAACGTTTGATATCTCTGCATATAGTGACGAACTTGTTATTGGTGATAACATCCTCGCGATTCATGGACTTAATCATACCGCGAATAGTTCAGATTTATTAATCATGCCAGAGCTGGTGTATACGACACCGCAAAACCCGTTGTTGCAACCACCAGCACCAACTGTTTCCACATCCGATTTCTCTTATGGGCCGATTTATCCAGCATCTAGTAGTAATGAATTCTCGATCGATCGGGCCGTGACATTTGAAGTTGAAGGATTAACAGGAACTTTGAGTGGAACTCCTGTGGTGAGTAATTTCATAACACAACCAAGTTTTTCTTTTGGAAGAGATTCAATGATTAAATATAATAATTATTTTAATGATATAGATTTCACAGATAAAAATCTAAGATTGAGAGTTAAAAATCAAGAGTTTGTTGCTGAGACAGTAGCGTATGATTCTGAAAGGCTTCAAGTGTGGGTTAATAATATTTCACACAACTCCTTTCTTTCGAATGATGAACAGACATATGTTTTAGATTATGTGACTGATTCAGAGACTGAAAGGAATGAATGGTTAACAAATAGTATCCTACCTTGGGTTCGGAACCATCATCGTGATGTATATAATAACTTAATCTCTGATGCTAGAATTATTGATGATAACATACAACCTTATTTTAGAGGTTCATTTAATAACACTACTGACATTACATATAGTAGTGGGTTCAGTATAAGTAGTTATGAAACAGATAGTGATGTTGATCAAGAAACTGGTATTATCGACGGAGGAGATTTTGTTCGCGGAGCAATCAAATTGTATGCCAATGATACTATTATATCTCTGCTCTACTCTGACTATCTAAAAAATGTAGAACTTAAGACATCTAGATCTTGGTTAAAATCTTACAATGCACCATATAGTTATTTAAGTGATGGAGAATATGTAACTGCATATGATGCTTTAACAACACTCAGCCCTATAAGTAATATTAGGACTGCTCGGGCGAAGAATGATAACTATATCACATACTTCTATGCTGAAGAGGAAGAGAATGAAGCTAAAAGAAATATCCGTGTGTTGAAAGATTCTGATGTACAACCTTTTGTAGATTATTATAGAAATTTAATTAATGAGTAATATATCAAAGAACATTGATTCTGGTTCCAGTAGGAGTGTTACGCCAGGTTCATACAAGATAAAATCTATTAAGCTTTTCACGCACACTGGCGATGACTTTCTGATTCAGAATGTTGTAACCAAACTTATTATAACAGAAAGCATTTACTCTAATACTCTTATGTGTAAGCTTTCTGTTAGGGACACGACTAATATGATCGAAAATCTCCCTTTGATTGGACAGGAGAGGATCGAGATTCAACTGGAACACAAACCACTCAGCTCGAAGACCCAGATCGCCAAAATCGAGTTAGAATTCTATGTTACAGAATATCCACTATATGGTAGATCGAACGAGAAGCATATTCAGTCATTTTCCTTTAGTGGTATTTCCAAACACGCATACATTTCAAGGTTTAAGAAAATATCCAGGGCTGTAGATGGTCTTACATCGGATGGAATAAGCAACATTGTTTCAAGTGATTTAGGATCAAGTTCATTCGTCATGAACAATCCCCCTATATCAAAGTTTAAAGGAACCATTAATACACAGACACCATTGGATGCTATTGAGTGGTTGAGAAAGAAAACATATGATGATAATAAGGCACCCTATTACTTCTTTCAAACATTAAATGGTGATGTCAATCTATCTTCTCATACAGAGTTGGTTGAACAGCCCGTTTACTATAATTATTATAGCACTAGAGGTTTCAATCATGTTCCAAACACTGAAGAAGATTATTTAGAAAGAAAGCAGCGAATACTTGAAATCACATCCGATCTCAGGTTGGGAAAAATATTTCAGGCCATTGATGGTGCATATGCTTCAGAAAATTTCTATCTTGATGTGGGCACTAAAACTTTCACATCAACAGAGTTTTCTTATTCAGGTAAAACTATTGAAGGGAAAAAAAATACACCACCAGAGCCGCCCGCCCGTGTAGGGCTCGATCCAGTAAATAGTTTAGGAAGGAAGTCATCTATATCTTCAAATTTCTTAATCGATAATGCTCCTATCAATGAGAATTATCAGTCTCACCATGAGTATGTCTCAACGAATGCCTTTGCCTTTGGTGATACAGAGAAAAACTATAATGAGATGAAAAAAGAAAGTGGGGGAATCACAAAGGCATACGTTGAAAATCTTGAATCGATTACACACGATTTAAAATTATTTGGAGACTATGAATTGAATGCTGGTAAGGTGATCGACATTAACTTACCTCGTGCGACAGAGCCAGATATTCAGGGGGGTATCGATAAACATCTTTCGGGTAAATACTTAATTACCTCTTCTATACATACATTTGAGAATGGAGAGTATTTCACACAGGTGAAAGTAAAACGTGATTCATTCACTATTAATTTATAATTATGAGTACAGAAAATTTTATGCAAAACGGTGGAGCATTCCACTGGTTCACTGGAGTCGTTGAGGATATACAAGATCCGAAGGAGATGGGACGCATTCGTGTGAGATGCTACGGCTTTCACACAAAGAATAAAGAAGATCTTCCAACTGAATCACTACCATGGGCTTCCCCAATGCTTCCTGTGACATCTGCATCGATGACTGAGTTAGGAACTTCGGCAACGGGTCTGTTAAAAGGTTCTTGGGTGATTGGATTCTTTAGAGATGGTTCGAATGGTCAAGACCCTATTGTAATGGGTTCTATTCCTTCCATGTCTTCACTTGTAGATTATCAGTATGGTTTTACAGACCCTGAAAAAAGATATCCAGTGAATACAAAACTTGATATTGCTGAGACTCCACTAGCCGCTAAGAGTATTGATGAAGCCTATAAGAAAGCATTCTCTTATACGAAGAAAGTAGAATTAAGAGAGGCACATGATGTTGTTCCTACAGCAAATGCTGCTCATGAAAACGATTGGAAATTCCCAGACATTGATTCAGTTATTAAACCACAGTATCCTAAGAATCATGTCATTGCTTATGAGAAAGCGACAGATACTTTAGAAGATTCACACATTGTTGAATTCGATGTTACACCAGGACAGGAAAGAATCTCAACCATTCATAGAACTGGTACGTATAGAGAGATCACACCAGTTGGAGATGAGACAAGTGTTATTGTTGGAAATGATTTTCAAGTTGTTGTTAAGAATCAGAATGTGAATGTCATTGGTAATTGCAATCTCACAGTTGATTCTAATTGTTCTACATACATTAAAGGTAATTGGAATATTCAAGTTGATGGTAATATTGTCAAGAAGGTTGCTGGATATGAAAAACTTTCGGTTGGTCTCTATCAAGAGGAAATAATCGACGGCGCTGTAACACAACGGATCGGCTCCACACTAAAACAGTCCACTGGTGGTTCAGTTACTGAAGTTTATGGTGGTAAACTGGATTCCACTATCTTAGGTAATGTTTCAGAGGTGATTGGTGGTTCCCTTAAACAATCCACCGGCGGTTCTGTTACTGAAAATTATGGTGGAAATCAAAGGACTCGGGCCCCGAATATCTTACTGAATTAGTATAAATAGAATATATGGGTAATAACTTTTCAGATAACAACACGGGGAGATCTTCTGTAACTTCGCGAAGGAGATTGTATGCTGACCTCCCCCTGGCTTTCAGTGTTCATCCCAACACACAAGATGTCCCATCATTGAAAGATTTGGATGCAGTGAAACAGTCTGTAAGAAACCTTGTATTAACAGGCTTTACTGAAAGACCTTTTCAGCCTCGGATAGGTACTGGCATCACATCACTATTATTTGATCCTGCTGATCCATTCACAGAAATGGCTATCAAGGATGAAATTGTTAGAGTATTAGAAGAGTATGAACCAAGAGCAAATAATATTTACGTGGAGGTGATCGACTCATCCGACCAAAACGCATATCAAATAAATATTCAATTCGATGGGATGATTTCCAACCAAAGAGAAGAAATTAATTTTTATCTCGAACGCACACGATAATGGCACAATTCAATGTAACAGAACTAGACTTTGATAGGATAAAAGAAAATCTTATCAGTTATTACAAAAACTACCCTGGCGGTAAGTATAAAGACTTCGACTTCGAAGGATCCGGTCTTAATATGATGGTGGATATCCTCGCATATAATACACACTATAATGCAATCACTGCTCATACTTCGATCAATGAGACATTCCTTGACTCTGCACAGTTAAGATCAAATGTTGTATCTCGGGCCAAGCTCTTGGGTTATACTCCAAATAGTGTTACAGCTTCCAGCTGCACCCTCACACTAGAATTTAATGGATCAGTTAATAACTCTGAAGAAAGTTTTAATATTCCAGCAGGGAAGAAAGTCACGACAAGTATTAATGGAAAGACATATGCATTCATAACCACAGAGGATTATGAAGCAACTTTGGTATCTGGTAAGTATATATTCCGCGGCGTAGAATTTCATCAAGGTATTTTAAAATCCCAAAAGTTCGTTGTTAGAGACACTGGTGATAAGGGTCAGAAGTATGTATTGAAAGATAATACAGCAGATATTTCACATCTGAGGGTTAAGGTCCTTGATAATGATTCGAGTGATAGTTTTTCAATTTATAATAAGTTCACAACATTCACAGATGTGACGGGTGAAAGTGAGGTGTATTTTATTACAGAAAATCATGATGGAAATTATGAAATAGAATTTGGTAATAACATTTATGGAAAGAAACCGACTGGCCAGAATATTATTGAACTTGAATATATAAGCACTGCCGGTGAAGAAACAAATGGTGCAACAACATTCACATGGGTGTCGAGTAACCCTGGGCCATCAGCTATTATATTGGAATCACGAGCGGCTGGAGGGGCAATCAAAGAAGACATTGAATCAATTCGTTTCAACGCGCCTTTAACCTTTGCATCTCAAGAGAGAGCTGTTACGGTTGATGACTATCTCGCTCTAATTAAAAGAGATTTTCCTGCTGCCGATATTATTTCTGTATGGGGCGGCCAAGATAATGATCCTCCACAATATGGTAAAGTTTTTATATCAGTAAAACCTAATTCTGAAAATACATTAACCAACACACAGAAAGATGAATTGAAGGGATTACTTTCTTCGAAAAATGTTGCATCAACCATTCCAGAAATCGTTGATGTTAACTTTACATATTTATATTTTAATATATTCTTTAAGTATAATTCAAATCAAACAGATCTGAATAAATCAGAACTTGAGACTCTTGTCAAATCTGGATTGGAAACTTATAATGTTAATATTCTACAAAGTTTCAATACAGTATTTCGCCACTCCAATTTCCTTAAATCAATTGATAGTATTGAAGCATCAATTCTTAGTTCAACTGCTAGAGTGGGTGCTTATAAGCAAAAGATTTTATCGCGGCTTGACACACTATCATCGGAGTTATCATTTGATTTTCAGCTGTATGGCGATATAACCGGTACTGATTCTATCATATCATCAGATGATTTTAAATATCAAGGGTATTATGTTAGACTAGGAGATGAGCCTCTATCAAATACAACAAGACGAATCTATGCTTATAGGGTGGATAATTCTGGCGCACAGATAAAAATGATTAATGATGTGGGGACTTTGATACCTGATACGGGTATCCTTCGATTCAATCCAATACCTGTTGATGAATCAAAAACAATTAATGTATATTGTTCGCCCGCATCAAATGATGTCGTTGCTAAAAGAAATAACTTGATTCGAATTGATGTCAAAAAATCAGCCGTCACTGGAGATGTTGATACGATTTCTGTCGGTGGTGCTGCAGGCGCAATTGATTATACAACATATAATAGGCATAGTTAATGGATATTTCAATAGCAACTGCGAGACCCGCAACAACTGAGGCGAATACTGTCGACTCTTTGGTGCCCATGCATCTAAGAGAAGGTGCGGAGAACTTCATTGGCTTCATTGAAGATTATTACTCTTATATGAATACAGATGGTTTGCCATCACAAGAGATTAATAACATCTTAATTGAGCAAGACATTGATCGGACTTCTGCACAATATATTGATTTGATTCAAGCTGAAATCGCTAAAAATGTTCCAAGGGCTGCAGCATTTGATAGAGTTTCTTTATACAAGAAAATTGTAAAATACTATCTCACGAAAGGTTCAGAGGATAGTATCATTAATTTCTTTAAGATCTTTTATGATGATGTCATCTCAATCCAATATCCAAGGGAGTTACTATTCAAGCCATCTTCTGGTGATTATGCAGAGGGTATATATAGAAACACTAAAGGGTTTGTTTCTAACTCGGATGTTCTACAGGATAGTTATTTTTGGCAGGATTTCTCTTATGTGATTAATTCATCTATTGGTGCTGCTGAATGGAAGAATGAATTTAATAAACTTGTTCACCCCGCGGGCTTTAAGTTCTTTGCTATACTTTCACTATTGATTGTTCGAAGAACCAATTGGATCGGGAGATTTGTTAGATTTAATTCTTTCACTAGAACATATGAAGCGACACTGCCAAGGAATTACAGGGATTTGTATAAAACACATGATTATAATGATCTTGATTGGCTGAAGAGTCTAACTCCACCACATAAATCACACACCAACGAAAGATACAGTGATAAGGTTGGTGACCATATGCCGATGTTTCAATATGGTCTCTTGGGTAATATAGCCACGCGATCCATCGCCACCATACTCAATTATGATGATGATTCGTTCGATCGTCTTATTATATTCATCACCAATTACTTTGCCAAGTCGGACTCTGATAGTTCTATAAGAACTCGAAATGATTATATTCAAAATTTAAAATTCTTGGATACTGGATGTATCAGTGGGTATAAAAATGTGCCAGTAGATTATGGTCTTAAATTTAATTATAATGATATTAAATTCCCAACGATTGATCCATTGGTCTATAGCGATAATCGACTTGGTCGTGGTGGAGATTTCATAGTTGAGCAATCAACATCTGATGTGATGTTATTGACACAAGACGGCGGAAACAACTTATCTGATAATTATGAAAATCGTAGAATTTTCTCAAACATATCAAGTTTCATAACAATAATCGGGGGCCCTGCACCAATTGGGCTAATCACGTTAGATCAGTCTGATGAATCGCCGGTTGGGCAATCATCTCTAAATATAACTACACTAGCGGGCAAACAATTAATAATATAGTATAAATAGTAGATATGGGTATTTTAATTTCAAATTTAAGTAGTACGACAAACATTGCGAATAGTGATAGTCTTATTTTAGATCAATCTGATAAGACTGTTAAAATCACACTCGATGAATTGTCCACACATTTTTCATTAACTGAATTACAGGCGGATGTTGAATTGAATGATCTGGCTGCCATCGATGATTATACTGTTATAGGTAATGTAAGTGGAGCCAGTGCTAAGCCGACCTCGATCAGCATCCTTGATGATCCAACACTTAGCGCCAATAGTAGCACTTCACTGGTTACACAGAGTAGTGTTAAGTCTTATATCGATACGATTGCTTCGCAGATAGGTGAGACTGGTGGTGGAGATGCGTCGGGCTATACCGTCTTTATCGGTGGCACACTCTCGGACATCCCCGAAAATAACAATAAGTTATTAACTCAACTAGCAATCGTAAATTATGTAAAGAGAGACGGTTATATTCAGCCCTCACAATTAAGCACTGGTGCTCCTGTATGGGATGTCTCTGGTTATGTGACATTAGGCGCGGAGGGAGTGGACAACGATCACCTTGTTACAAAGGGATATGTCGATTCTGTTGTCCCATCAGGTGGAGTAGGAGGCTCCTCATTGTTGAAGTATGGTGAGATAGTTGCCGGGGGAGTTAGTGGACCAGCAGCAACCGCGGACCCAAATCCAACAACATCTGGCGATTTTACAACTGTCCGTGTGCCGAGCAACAACGGGAATGATAGCACGTTTACCTGCACGTTTAAGACACCTCTAACCAATGCTAATTATAGTGTCATCCTTGAACTTGTATCAAATAGTGCTGTTACAGTAGATTTTGATAATGAGATTAATTATGTCATATTAAGTAAATCATCAACTGGTTTTTCTTTTAACATTGAGCTGCAGGGGACAACGTCAATCACCGCAGCCAACATTAATATCAATGTAAGAATCGAATCAACGACCGCAAGTGCCGTTACTACAAGTCAAGAATGGGAGGCCGCGAATTATGTCTTCGGGACGACTTACACTAATAGCACTGGTTCCCCACTATTGATTAATGGTTTTGGAACTTCTGCTGTTGGGACTAATCTATCAACCAATGTTATTATCAATGAAGGTCTGGCAAATGAGATCTCACTTCCCTTTGTTCATAATTGGGGGGATGCGACGACGATTGGTGGCAATCAGGCAAGTGTGACGATTCCAAACGGCGCTACATACAAATTCGAGTATGACCCCAATGACAACACACCGGCGACAAGCTTCTTCTGGCAACAAATGACGACAATCGCTGTTACTGGAAGTGTTATTAATGGGGCTGAAGGCCCAGTAGGTCCCACTGGTCCTCAAGGTCCTGCCGCCGCCATATATACATTGGCTGGGTCCGTATTAACCATCACAACACCATAAGCATAATGCCTACACAGGATATATTTTTCAACCAGTTAACCAATGTGATCTTCGATGACGCAATTGCTGGGGAGGTTGGCGTCACTGAAGTTATCTTCAATGGGGAAACGATATTCACCGACGAAAATCCAATCCTTGGTGTAGATGAAACAGATCCCGTGACAGTGGGTACAGGCTTAATATTACCTACATATCGATTTTCTTTGGACTGGTCAAATGAAAATTTATTTAATAAAACCATCACCGCGACCGTGATCGTGCGGGTGTATGATTCTAATGGTGATTCAATATCCGAAAATGCTATCACATATTCAGAAACAATCAATCTCAATTCTCAGCCGAGCGGTACAATTGTATTCAGTGGCTTTTTTGGTTCACTACTCAATGAACAAGAGACCGGAGCTTATATCAAAATCGCCGCGGGTACTAGTGCAGAACTCTCCAATCTTCAAGTGCTATCTCCAATAGCATAATTATGATAAAAGTTACATCACAAAATCTAAAAAAGTTGGAAATAGATAAATTAGACTGTTCTCAAGACGGTCAGACGGCCATAGACTATTGTGAAAGTCGCGGTGGTGTTGCTTATCTACACGAACTTCCAGTGTGCACTGCGCACAAAATTTGGTGTTATATTAAAGCTACTCAAGATCCCACATCTCCCTATATCGATGCTGGATATAGTATCAATGATATTTTGTTACATGCGTCGGACTATGATTCGTGGAAAGAATTTTTGGCGGCATACAATGATAAAGAAAATCATAACTACTTTACATGCAAGGATTACATCAAGGCTTATATGTTACTAGAAAAAGTTAAACACAAAACCTCGATTGAATCCACTGTTACAATAATCATGAAATATATACCCGAAGATGTTATAAATGATTTCTTCGAAAACTTAAGCTACTAACAAACAATTAATAATTCACGTAAATCTTTATAAATAACATTATGTCAGCAATCATTACAAATAACTTTAGACGAAACTCTTGTGAGGGTTTTATAAATCAGATTAAAAGTGACCCAAACTCATATTTTATCGGAATTGGTAAGAGTGATAAGTGGCCAGACTCGGTTACCTATAGTGAAGATGATCAACAGTTTCTTGTACCCCTTCCTAATGGTACTATTATAGAAGACCAAGATGTCCTTGATAATCTTATAACTTTGGTTAAAATTAAAGAGCAGTCTGTTTTGACACCAAGGAATAGGTGGGAATCTGGTAGAACATATAAAGTTTATGATCCATATGATCCACTAACATTTGATCTGGAAGGTAGTGATTATCCTTGTTATGTGACAATGAACAATAATATTTATGCCTGTCTGGGCAATAATGGTGGCTTGAAGTCTACAATTAATCCATCTGAACTATATGACACGTTTGATACAACAAATCATGTTTTGGTAACAGGGGATGGATATATTTGGTGCTTTATTCAAACAAATAATCAGTCATCAACATTCAATACCGAGCAGTTTATTCCGGTTAATCAATCTTTAGTCGAAACAAATAGTGACACCCTTTTGGTTAATGCAAAGCAGGCTACAGGGGGTCTCATTTACAATTTCAAGATTCCACTTTCTGCGGGTGGCTCAAACTTAACCAAAGAAGACCTGATAATTAAACTAAAAGGTGTTGATGAGTATGGTATTGCTATACCAACTATAGATCTTAATAACAATGATAAATTTGTCGTCGATGTGACTGGTGGCGAAATCAAAAGCATTGAATATGCATATAGTGAAGATAGCCCAATTGGAGCAGGTATCATGGCATATCCATTGATTGGTTATATGAAAGCTTCAATTGAAGTTTATGAGAATACTGACGGTAATGAAGTTTTTGTGGATACTATCAGAATAAATCCTCTCGTTGCTCCGATCGATGGTTTTGGAGCAAAACCAAGAAGAGATATTCCTTCTTATTATGCAGGGTGTTACACAAGATTCTCTGGAGTAGTTGACGGCGATGCACTCATTGATACTCCAATTCGACAAGTGTCCTTGATCAAAGATATTCAGAGAAATTCTGATAGTCCAGTCGGTTCAAATGAAGGTGTTGAATATAATGCCGAGCAAGCACTTGATGGTGTAAATTATATTCAGTTTAATGCTAATGTTCTGACTGTAGGACATCCAGTCGGATCGATTATATCGCAAGGAGATGCTAGAGTTTATCTGGATCGTGTTGATTTAATAAATGATAGAATTTTCTATCATACTAACTCAAATTCCAACGTTAACTACGTACCTCTTCAGGCAACTGTTGAAGCGGGTGAAATCACAATTTCGGATATCAATGGTGATGAGTTGGGTGTTCATACTCAAGATGAAATCGATTCTATAGTCGCGAGTGAGTATGTTCATGATACTGGCGAGGTTCTATTTGTTGATCATCGAAAGAAAATTGTAAGAAATGTTGATCAGACCGAAGATGTTAAAATCGTAATTCAATTCTAAATGGCCAATACAACAATAACAAATCTGCCGAATGGCCAAACAACAACGGGCAATGAATTTATTGTTCTTGATCAGAGCGGCGAAACTAGGAAACTTTTACTATCTGACTTGTTTCAAACAAACGGTTCTGAAAGATTAACATCATTATCATTATCCAATGGCATACTAGCCTATGAAGATGAAGAAGGTGTAACATCTAATCTTGACATCTTAAATAACGTTCTCATTGATTCGGATCAGATTGCAGATGGAGCTGTTAAGACAGCAGAAATTTACAATGGTGCTGTAACAACTCTTAAGATTGCTGATTCCACTAGTGTTAACACTGGCGTTACTTCATCTAAGATTGCTAATGGTGCTGTAACAACTCTTAAGATTGCTGATTCCACTAGTGTTAACACTGGCGTTACTTCATCTAAGATTGCTAATGGTGCTGTAACACCGGCTAAACTCAGTCTAGGTGCGCCGGCATGGGATGAGACTGGATCTGTAAATGCTGGTGGAATTACAATTAGTGGTCATCTAAGCCCCACTTTATCAGATGCCGATGAAGGCCAAGTAGTTCCAAGAACATCATTCGCAAATGATGCAACCAATTTATGGTTAAAGGGAAATAGCGCTGGAGTAAGCGGTATATTCTTTGAATCTGATGAAGACGGCTCCGATATCAATAGAGAATCTGACGGTGCATATATTCAATATCATGCACGAGGTATTAATAATAGTCCTTACTCTAATACTGAAGAAAGAGGAGATCTTATCATTGGTATAGCAAATGATGATTCGGAAGGTGGCACCATTGGTGCTGAAGACAAGATTATATTCAATATTCCTGGCAGGAATCAATTGGTCACCACATATGATGCTGGAGTTACCGAACACAAAATTTGGCACGCAGGTAATGATGGTGCTAATTCAGGTCTAGATGCAGATCTACTTGATGGAAAAGATGGATCACTTTATGTCACCACAGATACAGATGTCATCGACGACGATACAATGGCTACGGCTAGTAATACTACATTGGCTACATCCGAGAGCATCAAGGCTTATGTGGATTCTACCGTTGCTACCGCTGGAGGTTTCACTCCAAGCACCTATGCTGGAGGAGAAAGTGTAACTCTTCCTAATGGACTAATTATGAAGACTGGATTTTTCTCCGACGAAAATGGAGGCGAAAATAGAGCGGTAAATTATGGATCAGCTTTTCCTAACGCTACAATTTCAGTGCAACTTACCCAGGTAGGGGGTATTACCACCTCGACATCCAATATGCGTGTAATGACCTACAGTGCTAGTGGTTTTACTATGTATGTTAATACTGGCGCAGATGTATTAGGAAGTTTCTGGACAGCAATCGGATACTAATGAAACCTCTCCTACAATCTGTTCAACTAGCGTTGCAAAACGCTACGCAAAAGTAAAAACATTATAGTTTGCATTTGAAAAAAATAGAATTAAATTCATATAAATAAAGAATATGGCAAAGAACACTTTAACAACTTTCAGTCAGCCTCCTTATGTTGATGACTTTCATGTAACCGATCCAAATACAGGCAAGACACCAGAGGAGAAGAATTATCTAAGAATTCTATATAAGCCCGGTGTCAGTGTTCAGGCGCGTGAACTGAATCAAATGCAATCCACGATTCAATCACAGATTGATCAGTTTGGACATGGCGTATTCTCTGAAGGTGCATCAGTTATTGAGGGTGAAAAGAATTTTGATGATGATATTCATGCCATTGATATTACATTTGATCGGCCAATTGGTTCAGCGATCAATGATCTAATATTAATCGATAATAAACTCGGTGGAGGTGGCTTGAAGGCATCGATCATCGAAGTGCTTCAGCTTGGTGATAGTAACTCTTGGAGACTTTACATTAGATATGAAAATTCTATTCAAGATAATGCTGGTGAGAATGTAGGGGAGTTTGAGAAAGATTCGATAATATATGCCACATCTGATGTTAGGTATGAAGGTTTAGGTCAGACCGCAGGTGATGTTTGGGCTAATAGCGGTCAGCGGATCGGTGTAATTAATGAAGTTAAATATGCAGCCATCGCGACGGTTGAACCAGGTGTTTTCTTTATTAAAGGCCAATTTGTTCTTGGCGAAGCTCAAGAGATTTTTATTGTCAAGCCTACATATGATTATCTTATCAGTGGTAAAGTTGCTTTACAGGTTAATGAAAGTGTAAAAACATCTGGGGAGGATAACACACTTCTAGATAATGCTTCTGGCGAGCCTAATTATGCTGCACCAGGTGCTGATAGATATTCAATTGACTTGAAACTCACATTCATTAGTGATGATAATGGTGATGAAAGCGGTCAAGATAATGAATTTATCGCAAGTAATTCTAATGTAATCAGTTCAATAGTCGCAGAAGAATCAAATGTATCATATTCTCCTCTTATGACAATTGTTAATAACAATGTTCAAGAGAAGTCACAAACATTATTTTCTGATAATATCGAAGCTACTTTGGCTAGGAGAACTTCTGAAGAGAGTGGTGACTATGCGGTCAAACCTTTCGGTATCGACATTCGAGACTTCTTGAATGATGAAGATGATGGTGAAAATAGGGGTTTATATAGCACACGCCAGATTAAAACCTTTGATATTCCAGTTGATCGATTTGACATTTCTGGAATAGCAGAAGCCGCCGCGAGGACCATTGACTCCACCACTTCGGATGCTGATACGGATGCATATGGAAAATCTAGATTTATCGTAGGCATTGAACCATCAATTGCGTATGTTGAAGGTTTTAGAATCGATCCACAAACAAGAATTGATATTCCAGTAGAAAGAGCTAGAACAACACAAGAAGATTCTGAGATATACACAACTGCTCGACTTGGCAATTATATTGAGGGTGAATCAATTGTTGGTCTTCCAACATTTGGTGATGCCGTAACATTTGAAGATGATAATTCGCCACTCGAAACCTCGACAACGGCTAGGATTAGAGGTCTAGAGAAAGTTGGCGGAAACTATAGACTATATCTTTATGACATCTCTGGAACAATCCCCTCAGAGACTACAATAATAAAGTCTGGTTCAAACTTTACATTCACAGTCATTGAAGAAAATGGTGTGAGTGATAGTGGTCTGAATGATACCGAATACACGAGGAGTATATTCGAACTTCCTTATGATAATATCTCCGATGTTAATAAAACAGAAGTTGTAGTAAGAAACACTATATCCTATACTGTAACCACAGCAGGACAGATTGTTCTTGAGATAGCAGCAGAAAGTAGTACTAGATTCTTTGATGAAAATGAAAATTCTTATATAGTCGTCGATCAAGTCACCGGCACTGTTGTTGATATAACTAGTGCGACAATTGAACCTGGGACTGATAATAAGAAGATCACACTCGTTGGAAGTGATACTGATCTTCCGCTGGATGGTGGTTTTAATATTCTCCTCTCTCAAAAGAGACCTTTGATCGCGAAGAAAAAGATTCCACTGATCAACAACACTGTTCAGAATGGACCAGAAATCCTCACAGGGATGACCAATGATTTCATTAGTCTCGATAAGCCTGATGTCATCAGAATTATTTCCGCAATATATAGTGAAGGTGACAGCCCTCTTGATGATGATAGCCCACTGCTCGATATTACAGATGACATTGTGCTTGATGATGGTCAACGCGATGGCGTTTATAAACGATCTTCCGTAAGATACAATGGTGCGCTGAATATTTCTTCTGGTTATGTCACATTAACATATGAATATTATGCTAGAACCCCTGGCGATTATTATAACAGAAATTCATATGAAAGCTCAACTGTGGATTATGCAGACATCCCATCCTATGGCGATATTAGATTGTCAGATGTATTAGACTTTAGACCGGATGAAGGTTCTTATAACACAGTCCCTGTCGATCCTAACAGTGTCATTATATCCACAATAAGTTTTTATCTGAATAGAATTGATAAAATCATTGTTAATAATGTTGGCGATTTCAGTGTTATAAAGGGTATTCCCGCGGTTGATCCAGTGGAACCAGAGACCCCAGATAGTTCAATGCATCTCTATACAATTGAGATTCCTGCGTACACATTCGATGTTAAGGATATTAATGCACAGTATGTTGATAATCGTAGATATACGATGCGAGATATTGGAGAAATTGAGCAACGTCTCACAAATTTAGAATACTACACATCACTATCACTTCTTGAGAGGGAGGCTGACGGCAAGCAGATCTTCGATACAACGTCAGGTACACCATATGAAAGATTTAAGAATGGTATACTTGTAGATAGCTTTACGGGTCACAGTGTTGGCGACATTGATGATGAGGGGTATATATGCTCGATTGATAAAGAAGAAGGTGTGTTAAGACCCTCATTCGATCAATTTTCCACAAGGTTAAGACTGAAAGATGAAATTCAGTCTTATGGAAGCCTTGCCACACTTGAATATGAAGAGGAAGTGCCATTCATTGAGCAATCAAAGGCTAGCACACATATGAGTGTAAATCCATATGCAGTTGCCGCATGGTGGGGTGAGGTTCAGTTATCTCCATCTTCCGATGAGTGGAAAGAAACTTCACAAAGACCCGACATTGTTATCAATAGGGAAAATGATTCATCTGTGTTAAGAGCTATTGCAGATGGCACTAGAGCACAAGGTACCATTTGGAATTCTTGGAGAACTAGTTGGGTAGGTAGATCAAGATGGGGCTGGGGACGTCGTTGGGGACGTCGTTGGGGCCGACGGGGCTTTTGGTGGCGCCGAGGATCGCTCGCCCGAATTGCACGCCAGGGTGTCAGAACAACAATGTCAATTGAAACAGTAAGAAATGTTATTAATGAGAAAGTCATTGACACATCTATCGTACCATTCATTAGATCGCGGCGAGTGTATTTCAATGGCAAGATGTTTAGACCTAATACTAAATTGTATATATATTTCGATAATGTAGATATTAGTTCATATGCAACAACCGCAGACTTCCAAGAATTTAGGAGTAGTACAGACGTTCGAACATTCTTGAACCAAACACCGGATCAGATATTCAATGATGACTCACCAATTGTCGGTGAACAAAGGAGGGAAGTTGTAACAGATATCAATGGTAATATCGAAGGATATTTTGTTATACCCAATAATGCGGCCGCCAAGTTTAGAACTGGTGAAAGAGAAGTTGTATTCACCGATAGTTCAGTTAATGATAGCACACTTGCTACAACTACAGCCAATGTAACATATTCTGCTGCTGGAGTAATGGAGCATATGCAAAAAACAGTTGTTTCAACTCGACAGGTTAAGCTCACACGGGAAAGAGTCACACAAAGTAGAAATCTTTGGAGATGGAATCGTTGGGGTCGGCGAGGTTTTTGGTGGGGTCGAAGACGTGGACGGGGTCGCCGTCGTCGTTGGAGAGATCCATTGGCGCAATCTTTCATGATTGGCGAAATCGAAACAGGTCTTTATGCAACTTCATTGGATTTATACTTCTATAAGAAGTCTGCGAATGTTCCACTTCAGATGTATTTGGTTACGATGGATAATGGTTACCCTACTCAAGAAATCATTCCTTTCAGTGAGGTTACACTACTCCCAGATGAGGTCGAAGTTTCTGATGATGCATCTGAAGCAACACGCTTCGAGTTCGAATCACCAGTATATCTTCAGGCTGGCGTTGAATATGCAATAGTTGTTCTTTCGAATGATGATGCATATAGAATGTGGTTATCAGAAGTTGGAAAAGATGATGTTAATACTGGTGAATTCATCGCTAAGAATCCTTATACTGGTGTGATGTTTAAATCACAAAATGCTTCCACATGGACGGCTGACCAAAATAAGGACTTTAAATTCACATTCAATAGAGCGAAATTTACCGAGAATACACAAAAGGTTCTTGAATTCACTACAGTTGGCATTAGTGATGAAGAAACCGAAGAAAGTAATGGACCACTTGAGTTCTCCCAATTGACTTTGATATCTGAATCTGTTAGTATTCCACAAACTAATATCAATTATCAAATGAGTGTAGATGGTGGTTCATCATTCTTCGATGTGACCACAGGTGAAGATATATATAGATCAAGTGGTACCACACCTGTGACAGATGATTCAACGATTGTTTTTAGAGCTATATTATCATCTGAATCCGAATATATAACACCCGTTGTTGATCTTGATAGAATATCATTCGTTGGTGTTAAGAACTTTATCAACACCCAAGCGGATCTTTTAGGTGTAAATGATGATAGCCCAAATGAGGATAGTGAACTCAGTTCTATTCATGGTAGTGCGATTGCTCGATATCTTACACAAGAGGTCGAACTTAATAATCCGGCTGACCAGTTAAACGTATATCTGAACATTAACAGACCTATCGAAAAGTCTAATGTTAAAGTTTATGCTAGATTTAATACTGGTGAAGAGTCTATCAAGAATATTGACTTTGAAGAAATAACTCCAGATACAGTCATTCCTATCACTAGTACTAGGGAGGATTATAGTGAAGTGTTATTCTCTGTTAATAAAGAAAACCAGCTTGACGCCTCAAGTTCTTTGAATTTCACATCATTCCAAGTCAAGATTGTTATGGTTTCGGATGATCATGCGAAAGTCCCAGTGATAAAGGATTTTAGAGCTATTGCCACCACATAAATCATGAGTCGTAAATATAAATCAGATATGTCTGATTATCTTAAGATTGAAGATCGTGACTCTTTAATCAAAGATATGAAAACTTCATCAATAATATCCATCGATGAATCCGCATATGAGGCAGCGCTTCATAGGAAAAATCGTGCTAAAAGATTTCAGCAAATGGAGAAGGATGTGTCTGAGTTAAAGACATTAATGTCAACCCTTATACAAAAATTAGATAAATAGAGATATGGCATTTTTAACATTAAATACATCATACATCGCGGCTGGAGAAACTTTCAGACTTATCATAACTGACCCCGAAGGCACTTTAGGTGATACACTGCCATACACCTTGTCAGCGCCAGGATTGAATTTCACATCTCATTTTGTTGGAGAAGATTCTCTAAGTGGTATAGTTACATTGGGTACTAATGATGGTAGGAGTGGTTTTAAAGATTTTGTAACTACTGCTGACATGCCAACTGGTGAAGAGTTTATGACACTTACTGTTTCATCACCTGGGATGAATGATATATATCTAAATGTATATTCAGTTAATCATTATCTCACACCAAAGACTAAGATCGAGTTGGGAGATACATTTGATGTATGGAGAAAGAAGACAAATGGTTTCATTGCCAGACTTGATACAATTGAAGATTCGACATCTGAGATTAAATCACAAACAATCATTGGTGATGGTGTAAATAATGAATTCACATTAAACTTCCCAATCGTCAGTGTCGACACTCATTTATATGTTGTTCATATTGATGGTATTGCTCAGAATCCAGATATCGCATACACGATCAGTAATCTTAATAACAGTATTGTATTTTCAGAAATTCCTATTTCCGATTCGTCGATATCAGTGATCCATAGATATGAAGTATCAAAGATTGCAAGAGATACTGTAAGCACGTGGGGTAGCATTACTGGCACTCTATCTAATCAAACTGATCTTATATCTGTTCTAAGTGATAAGGTGAGTGTCACATCTCTCCAACCATTATCGATTGAAACATATGATTTAAGTGGCGGAGCAGGAGTTAATGTTGTAGGTGCAAACAATACAGGGGATTCATTCTCCATTGTGAGTGCTGGATCGGGTTTAACTGTTACAACAGCCGATGATATCATTACATTGGATGCACAGGTCACCACAATATCAGATATCACATCAGATGTCGATGTGGGTGGTATATCAAAAACAGATATCGTACCGAGTGGAACAAGTCTTCAAGAGTTTATCACACAAATGTTATCGCAAACATATTATCCAACTTTCGTATTACCATCAGTTAATCTTACAGATAATATTGCGGCTACTGTTGAAGTAGGCACACTTGGACTTACATTGACTGCTAATTATAATGCTGGTGCTATTAATGGCGATATTAGTGGTGGCATCTGGGACCCAAATCTAAAGCAGGCTGATAGAGCTGATGTAGCAACACAATATACATTTAGCGGTACTACAATAGCAAGTTCACCAGTAACACAAGCAGGTAATAGTTTAGCACTACCAACCACCACGATTGAAGAGGGTGTAAATACATTCAATGTTGTTACTGATTATGATTCAGGCCCTCAGCCACTAGATAGTCTGGGTGCTGCCTTCGACTCTCCTCTACCAAGTGGAGATGTGTCTGATGAATTAACAGTTAATGGTAAACGTAATGCATTCTACGGTGTAGATTTGGCTTCCATTGATAGTGCGGGTGTAAGAGCTTTAACTTCTAAATTAAATCCAAGTAATGGCACATCTTTTACTATTAACATTCCAGCAGGAGCCACCGATGTTGTATTTGCATATCCTGCAACTCTAAGAGATGTTGATAGTGTTATATATGTAGAAGGTCTTAATGCTGAAACAAAAACAGCATTTAGTCAACAAACAGTGAATGTTGAAGGTGCTAATTCTTATACTGCTATCGGATATAAATTATACACATTCACACCTGCAAATCCATTCGGTGCAACAGCAACTTATATAGTAACAATCTAATATAAATAATCTTATGGCATCAATCGAATTTCCACTTTCCTTTACAAGACAATACTCTGGGCCCTTAGATACAACTGGTGTTTTTGAGACATTAGTAGATCTTAATACTTACATAGCGAGCAATCCTATTGCATATGCTGGCCAGATAGTATCTGTATCTGCCGATGGTACACTTTATATTATAATGGATGACCCAGATAGTCCTGGCACACTTATATTAAACACCGCGGTGGATCAAGATGAATTAGATTTAAAGGCTGATAAGTCGACTACTTACACTAAGGGTGAAACAAATACTCTTCTTGATACTAAACCGTCCAGCGACTATTACAATAATATTGTCAAGATAACGCAGGCTGCTTATGACGCCGGGACTTTTACACCAGATAATAATACACTTTACATCGTCACTCCATAGTATCGTACTATGATATCAAAAACAACACTTGACGTTGGAAGTGGAAACACTCCCGCGGATTTCGTTTATTCTGGAGATACTCTAGTATGGAAACGTTATTATGACACTGGCCTGTGGGTACATCCTCTCAATACTGTTAATGTAGCAATCACAGATTTCGAAGCGCTTTCTATTTCTGGTGATGGCGTGACAATTAATTGGGGCGATGGGAAAAGTAATTTAG